ACTATAGTAAAAAGGGCATGAAGCGCCCAGGCATAATAAATCAATGGACACAAGAGCAAGTAACTGAGGTAATGCGTTGCGGTAGAGATATTATTTACTTTGCTGAGAAGTATTACACTATTGTCCACCCTAAATTCGGAGAACAACTTATAACTCTTCATGATTTCCAAAAGGAAATGTTGAAGAATTTCCAAGATTTCCAGAACAATGTTGTATTATCGGCTCGTCAGGTAGGTAAGACCACGTGCTCAGGTATTTTCATACTTTGGTTTGCTCTTTTCAATGAGAATAAGTTTATAGCTATTCTTGCTAACAAACAATTGACTGCTAAGAGTATTATTGATGAAATCAAATACGCATACGAAAGACTTCCAGATTGGTTGAAGCCAGGCGTCACGGAATATAATGCTCTTGCTATTAAGTTTGATAATGGTACTGATATTATGGCAGCACCAACTTCACCAGACGCTATTCGTGGTCAATCCGTTTCGTTGCTCTTCCTTGACGAATTCGCGTTCGTTCCTGAAAACATGGCAGAAGATTTCTGGAAATCCAACTATCCAACCGTAGCCTCGAACGGCGGTAAAATTATCGTCGTTTCAACCCCTAAAGGTACTGGTGGTAAGTTCTATTCTCTTTATTCGGAAGCTGAAAAGGGTGAAAATGGATTCAAGCATATCAAAGTTGCTTGGGATAGGGTTCCTGGTAGAGATGAAGCGTGGAAAGAGAAAACTATTAAGGAATTAGGCGTCATTGGTTTCAACCAGGAACATAATTGTAGTTTTACTGGTTCTACAGCCACGCTTATAAACGCCGAAGCTCTTGCTAGTATCAAAGGAATAGAGCCGGCATTCTTGTTTGATCAAGGATATGTAGCATGGCGTAAGCCGGAACCTAAGAAAATATACGCTTTTGGCGTCGATGTTGGACAAGGAACTAATTCTGATTCATCAACAATCAATATTTTTGATGTAACTGAGTATGTTGTTTCTGGAAAATATGAACAAGTTGCTATGTATCGTAGAAATGATATAGGCGTTTTTGATTTTTCTAATGTTATTTTCAAATTAGGTAAAGAGTGGAATGATGCTCTTATTATTATTGAAAACAACGGTACTGGACTCGGTGGGGTTGTCGTAAAAGACTTATTTGAGAAAGAATACGAGAATGTTTACTTTGACATTGAAAAAGGAGAATATGGCGTAAATGCCAACAAGAAAACAAAAGCGCTTGCTCTTACATTTTTCAAATCCGATGTTGAAGAAAAAAGAATGAAAATACTTTCTAAAGAGATGGTAAAGGAGCTTTCTTATTTTGAAGAACAAAAGGAAGGCATATTTGCTGCTCGTAAAGGCGATCAATTCCACGATGACACCGTGAGTTCTGGTTATTGGGTATCTTATTTACTTAGACAAACTTGGGCGGATGAACGTATTAGATGGTTCTTACAGCAGATAGGTAAGGGTAAGATAAATAAGAAAGCCGACGAAATCCAAGATGAAAATATAGCTGACGCGTTTACTTCTGGCTTTTCCATGTACGATCCACAAGCAGCATTTGACAAAGAATTGTGGAGAGACGAAGAATAAAATAGGCAAATAAGCTAAGTAAATAGTAGGCAAAGACACCCCTTATCCTTATAAATATCATAGAGAGTTTTATAGGAGTGAGACATGCCAACTAATCTATCGCCAACTGTCGATATTATTGAAAGAGATTTAACCCTCCGTATTCCATCTGTCACTAGCTCCGTTGGCGCTATAGTAGTAGCAGCCGAGAAGGGTCCGCTTAATGTATTGACCAACATTCCGGATGAAAGCACATATATTCAAATCTTTGGCGAACCAGATGATGTAAACTATACTCACTGGTTTACAGCAACTTCTTTCTTGAAACAATCAAATCAACTTTATGTTGTTAGAACTGAAAACGAAGATACACTTTGCTCTGGTATAACTATCGGGTTGTCTGGTGATATAAGCAGCAGTGATGAAGTTCCAGCCGCATGGCCAACTCCAAAAGCAGCAAAATATTACCCAATGAGCTATGACTTCATTGGTATTGATAACCAAACCGGTCTTCCTAACCCTGACGGCGCAGAAGCTATGTCTGGCGGCGTTCCAGTTTTCGGTGACGGTGAAGAAGTATTCCACGTTTACGCAATTGGTGCTGGTACTTACTACGACAACGTTTCGTTCGTTGTCATAAGCGCTCTTGACTATGCGCAACTCTTGAACTTGAGAGAAGAACTGTCACAGGCTGTATTAACTTCTGATATCCAAAATATCGCACAAAAGTATTACACTGGTACCCCAGCAGTAACTTCTTCTTCACAACAACCAGGAAATTACCTACAAAATTCCTTGTTGAAGTATGATATTATCGACCCAACTGATTGGTCGGTTGATAGCGAAGTTCTTGATGAATATACAAACTTTGAATTCGGACCACAGGTTTCCGATCCAACTGACACCACATACTTGAACAACGATGAATTCGCATTGATTGTTTACGATACTCTTGGTAATGTTGCTGAATCATACGTTCTTTCTAAGGATCCAGACAAGAGAGACGCAAACGGTAATAAGATGTTCGGTCCAGACGTTGTAAATGGAAACTCAAACTTCATTTACTTCTTCATTGGTAAGAATCCAGAAGGCGCAAGTGGCGTAAGAATCATTTCATCCGGTAAAGTAAACCTCGCTGGTGCTGATGAACTCATCGGTTTCCGCGAACAAAAGGACGCAAACGGAGACTTCATCCCAGGAACTACTACTTCATTGTTTGACTTGAATGGCGAAATTGAAACTCAATGGCGCGAAAAGTACACCAATAAAGAAGTTCTTGAAGTTGACATCCTCTTGGATCCAGACTATCCGGACACTTTGAAGAGAACATTAGATGACATCGCTAAGAACATCAGAAAAGATTGCTTCGCACTCTTGAACGTTCCTATCGCTAAGATGATCAACACTATAACTGGAAGACCATTAACTAATGCGTACTCCAACATGAAGACATACGTTCAAGAAGACTTGAACATCAATTCTTCATACTCTGCTATCTACGGCAACTACTTCTTGGTACAAGACCGCTTTGCTGAAAAGCAACGCTGGGTACCAACTACTGGTTATGTTGGCGCAGTAATCGCTAGAGTTGACTTCAATGACGCACAATGGTTCGCGCCTGCAGGTTTGAACAGAGGTATTATTGACACTGTTGATAATGTCGCTATCAATCCTAACAAGGCTCAACGTGACGTTATGTATGTCAATAGAATCAACCCAATAGTTGACTTCTTTGGTGATGGTATCACAATTTGGGGACAAAAGACACTTCAAGCTGCTCCTACAGCATTTGATAGAATCAATGTCCGTAGATTGTTCCTCCACATGGAAAGAGCAATTAGCAAGATGGCTCGCTATATGTTGTTTGAACTCAATGATGACTTCACACGTTCACGTTTCCGTGGCGTTGTAAATCCATTCTTGAATGATATTCAAGCAAGAAGAGGTATTACTGATTACCTCGTTGTGTGTGACGAAACTAACAACACTCCAGAAGTTGTCGACGCTAACGAATTCGTTGCTGAAATTCTCGTCAAGCCAACTAGAGTCATCGAATACATCAGATTGACATTCACCGCTGTTCCAACTGGCGTCAGCTTTGACGAAGTTGTTCAGAGGTAATAAAGGAGAATAACTCATGGCATTACCAGGCGTACCATTTACCAACATTGCTCAATTTAGACAAACTATACGCGATATTTCGCGTGCCTATTTGTTCATGGTAAGAATGCCATTTGTAGGTTCCGACTTACAATTGACATCGTTTGCTCGTTCCGCAACTCTTCCATCCTACAAGCTATCTCCAGTTGAAGTTAAGTTTCAAAGCCAAACTTTGAGACTCGCAGGTCCTGCGGACTTTGACGGACAATGGACTGTTCGTTTCCTTTGCGACGAAGCACACTCTATCCGTCACAAATTCTTAGCATGGCAATCCGTTGCTTACGATCCTTCAATTATGGTTCACGGCGCTCCATCCCAATATAAGGATGATAGATGCCAAGTTCACCAATTGGATAGACGTGGTAATTCCATCGCAGTTTATAATTTCGTTGGCTTATTCCCATCTGAAGTAGGACAAATTGACATTGCTCATGATAACATTGAGCCAGAACAATTTGACGTTACATTTACTTATGACTACTGGACATTGAATGCGCAAAACGCAGTCGGTGGAGTATTCCTTGGCATAAATCAAAACGGTGTTTCTGTCGGTTTACCTGGACTCAATACCAGTGTAGGTGGCAACTCCGCAAGTATCAATACTACTATTGGTACATTTGGCTTGAACGTAGCCCTTTAATACTTTCAAAAGTATTGTGAATTTGATATAAAC